GGTTTACTATGCGAGCTACGTTGTGCTCAAGTGTAATGCTTTCCTCTTTAAAATCTTCAAGCTCTTTCATAAGGTGTGCATACACTAGCTGTGTTAACTCCACATCTCTCTTACAATACTCAACCATTTCCCAAGAAAACTTACCCCACTCATTGTGGTCCCCCTTACTAAAGTCAAGGCGAGTACCCCATGATGCCAATGAATGGCCACCCTCCCTATGTGGGTGAGCAAGCCTAGACATGACTAGCGTGTCTTGAATAGAGCCTTCCCATTTAAATCCTGCAAGTCTTTCCAAGACAGGTAAATCATATCCAATAATATTATGGCCACAAATATGAGTGATGCCATTATAGCGTACCCAATCAGCAAACTCAAAAATATCATCTCCAATAAATGTATTAGTTGTTCCATGCTCTACCTCCTTGGCGACTAAGCACCATATAGTGTCCGGCTTTAAGCCATTAGCTTCTATGTCTAAAATTATTTGCCTCATTAAAATTCCCCTAGTTCATCTGACTCCTTCATTCTACCAGTGTTCTTGTCATAAAACAAGGAACAGGCAGGACCAGTGAGTCCACTGAATCGGTTCTTTAATACTCTTACTACAGTTGTGTTGCGTACCTGCTCATCATCAGCCTGTTGGTTACGCTCTAATCCAATCACCATGTCCGAGAGTTGAGCAATAGCCGCTGAACCCCGAAGCTCTGAGAGGCTAATCTGGCCACCTTCTTCATGACCCCTACCCATTGGTCGCCTCAAGTGAGAAACAAGGAATAAGCCTATGCCTGTTTCCTGTACGAGCTGTCTTAGCTTAGTCATGATACCATCTATTGCTTTACGTTCATCCAGTACCTCTTGGTCACTGACTACAATGGACAGGTGGTCCAGTACAATCCACTTACAATCCAATCCTTTAGCTAGGTACCTTACCTTACTAAGTAAGTTATCCTCACTGGTACTACCGAAGTGGTCATACATAAACACACGCCCCTTACCCATGGTGCTATCCCAGTATACTTTAAGCTCCTCATCATCCATGTCATGGAGGTTAAGGTGCAAAGGTTTGTCAGCTTCAATGGACATGATGCCCAGTGTTGTGTTCTTTACATTTTCCTCTAAGGCGAGGATACCTATGTTTTCTGTGGTTGTCTTGAGTAAGTAATGTTCAAGCTCTCTGACCATCTGAGTCTTACCCATGCCAGCACCACTCGTTATGGTTACTAGCTCACCCTTACGGAAGCCATAAGTTAAATCATTAAGACCAATCCAAGGATAAGGTACAGACTCAACTCTAATTTCCTCAGTTAATATGTTCCATGTGTCCTCACTGGCTACAATACCATCAGGCCTGTAAGGTTTAGCATCCCACCATGACCTAGTGAAGTCAGCAAGCTTACTAGCCAACAACATTTCATTGGCATCCTTTAATGGTAGGTTACACACCTTAACTTTATTAGGTGAGAACAAATCTACTACACTCTTGACTGCTTCCTGACCTGCACTGTCATTATCAAAGCACAAGACTACCCAGTCAAAGGACTCAAGGTACTCAAGGCTACGCTTGATGTCATTCTTTGCACCCTTAGAGCCAGTGCGTAGACTGACTGATGCGTACTTGTTACCAAACATTTGATGAACACTCATTGCATCAAGCTCGCCCTCACAGACTGTGATGTACTTACCACCACCCTTGAATAACTTCTCACCAAACAATCCTACATCCTTACTGTTACCATCATAACTAAAGGCTTTGGACTCAACAACTCTAACCTTGTTGCCCACGTGTGCCCCACTTGTGTCATGATATGGATAGCAATGTTTCTTTATGCCACCCTTCTCATCATACTGTAGGGTAACACCATACTTCTTTACTACATCTGCATTGATGCCCCTGTCTACTATGGCACCACTGTTCCCTGTAAATAATTCCATACTATTTGTTACCTCCCTTGCTACTATTTCAACTTTACCTTCACCCTTAGGTGCTTCCCAATGTCCACAACCAAAACAATATCCTTGACCAGTAGAGTACCTTGCTAGGTTATCTTTACTGCCACACTCAGGACATGATTCGTGTTGAACGAAGGTGCCTTGTTGTTCTTCATCTCTCATAGTCTACTCCGAGTTGGTTTAATAAAGGCTACCCCCTTATATGAGAGTAGCCATTTGCATAACACTGTTATGCGTTTATTAAAACGGAACGTCCTCTTTAGTAACAGCTTCAAACTCATCAAGAGCATTGCCACCACCTGCGTAGGCTACGTGATTAAGGACCTGTACTGCATCCAAAGATTTACCAAGACCAAACTTGTCAGTTGCTTGGTGCTCATAGGTAGAGTATGCAACCTTTACCTGTGAACCATTACCAATCAATACTGTACTATCCCAACCATGTTTGTTCTCATCAACAACTGTTGGAGCTGGTAAGTTATTACCTTTAGCTGTTACTGGCTTACGTTTAAACACAAACACATTAGCATCTTTTTGTTTAGGTTTAATACCTGATGCTATTAGTCTATCCCTTTCCTCATCATCTACCTTTAATGATAATTAATGTATATCTATAGTAATAGTATAACATACTTTTAATGATTTGTATAGTCATTGAGTAAAGATTGTAAATATTTTTTATCTTCCTCTGAGTCAAGGGCATTAAAGCTAAAGTAACCAGCTCGTCTACAGCCATTACACATATCTAAATACTCACCTGTGTCATTGTCTTTATAGACTGACTCATTGTCATTCAGTTGTTTATTACATGCTTTGCATCTCATTTCCTTTCTCCTTCTATAAATCTTGTTATGAAATCTTCTATTCCATTAGACTTGTAATGTTTTTTAGTAGAGTAACCACCAAAATATTTTTTATAAGGCGACCACCTTCCTGTTGTATAGTAATAAGAATAATCCCTACCTTCTGTAATTACTTTTATCATACGAGCTTGTTCCTTAACCTCATACTCTATACTCTTAGAAGTTAGATAGTTCTCAACATCTTCTAAACTTTCATTAGTATCTCTTCTAAATATAACTTCACCTTTAGAATTGACTCTATCAAAATGATACTCACTCATTACATAACCTCCTTAGTATCAAAGTGAATAAGGCCATTACTTTCCATGTCTAGCCTTTTATTGGCCATTTTTAGTGCTTCCTGCTCACTCTCAGCAATGAAAGTAAAGGAAGCAATAGTACCAGTCCATTTTACATCAACTTTAAATTTACGAAAGAGTGGTCCTTCTACTTCACCACCTTCGAAATCATACTCATCTTTGTTAGCATAAGTTCTTTCAACACCATTTATATCTGCCATACTATTACTCCTCTCTTAAAAAATCATAATCTCTAAGTCTTTTAGACTCAGCTTTTAGTTCGTCCTCATCAGAGTCATGTCTTTCTTCTTCAATACCACATGAATCTAATAGGCCAGCTCTGCGTTCCCTTTCTTGCTCATAGATTGCATCTGCTTGCATTCTAGTCATTTCAATCACCATCTCTCTAAAATCACTCATAACTTTTTTCCTTATGTTGTTATAAAAAGTTTTACCCCAATTATTTTAATGATATTTTTTACTGTGTCAAGTGTTTTTTATACTTTATTTTAAAATACTCTCTAATCAAGTTAAAGATACCATTCTTGGACTCTTGTTGTTTAGGCAGGCCTTACCATTGGTTAGTGCCTAAAGTACGCTTAAATCGAAGATATGAAGCCCTATATACTAGCTTTTATGTGTTCAACCTTGTTAAGGTTAGCTAGTATTCTATTAATTTGTGCTGTATAAAACTCTTCAGTTACAACGGGCACGTCTTTTAGTATGTTATCCATTTTGTTTTACCTCTATAAGTTCTTGAATTAGAAAATTATAAACTGCTTCATCTTTATCAGAGCCAACGTGCCAGCCATTAGCCAGCCTATATCTCATAAGTTGCTCTTTTAACAGTTCTGCTTTAGTTAAAACTCCTAACTGCTCACATTTTTCTTGATAAGTTAACATTTTATTTATCCCCCATTATTTGCTTACCTCTTTCGTCATATATTACTTTTAATGAGTCCTGTAAGACTGCTATTAGATTTTCAATTTTACTATGGCCACCACCAAGCTCGTTAATCTGGCCACCAGATGCAGTGTTTAACTGTACATTTATATCACCACTTGCTGGCGTTTGTATTGTAACCTTTATTGGACTACCCCACCAGCCAGCGGGTGTGTATTCTAGCCTTGTTTCTGGTATATCATAGACACGCTTCATGTGGTCATGTTCAACACCTCTGAACACATTACATATATAACCCTGCTCTTTTTCTTGGTCAGTCCAATTTTTATAATTGTTTTTCATTTTGTAACCTCTCTCTTTTAATTAATTTCATATACAAGGCTTTATCTTCCTTGCTCCATTTATCCCAAGAGTTTTTATGTCTTAACTCTTTCATCTTTTCTTTTATAGTCATTGTCTTTATCCTTCTATTTAGAATGGCTCTTAAAGGGGCCAAACTTGCCTTTTTGGTACCTAAAAGCCCCCAGTTAAGGGGGTTAGTAGGGCTAAGGTTTTTAGTGCCTTAAAATCAATCCTAGTTAGTTCTATAAATAAAGAAATCATTTAATTCTTCCTCGTTTCCATCATAACTAGATATAAAATGTGCTATTCCATCTTGACCTATAGCATCAGCAATAAACTCGTCCATGTCTTTTATTGAGTTTGTTATTAACTCGTTGACATCTTCGCATTTGTCCTGTAATGCTTCAAATATTCCTTCATCAATGCCTGTATGCTCTGCAAGGAATGACGGATTAAAAGCCCATATAGAATCTTTTATATAATCTTCTGCTGATTTATAGGCTTCTTCATCTGTTAGCACTAAGTATTCTTGATTGCCTAACTCAAATGTATCTTCATTATAGCCTTGCTCGATTTGGTCCGTGTCACATTCTAAATATTGAGTAATTGTTTGTAGTTTAGTTTTCATTTTGTTTATCCTTTTATAGTTATTAAATTATAGTTCTTTCACCCCAAAGGCCCCAATTAAGGGGCTTGGTAAGGGTAAAGGGGTTTAGACTATTTAAGTATATCCCCTGCCTGCTCAATGATGCTATTAAAACGCTCCTCTAACGCTTCGAATTTGTCCAAATCAAACTGCCTGCCATGTGAGTTATAGGCACCCATTAAGGCTAGTAATAAGTTTAATTCCTCATCATCAGTGTTTGAATAAAAAGACAAAGAAACTCTACCAGTTTTTTGGTTATGTGTAATTTTGCTATCTGTCATTTGAAATTTGCTCATTTTATTTATCCTTATATAGTAAGTCATAATTGACACCGCCTATATTAATGATAAAAAATCATTTGTCAAGTCTTTTTTTAAAATAAATATATAGGCTATTATTACTCCGTATTACTAGTAAGAATAAGATATATAAATATAGTGTAAATAATAGTTGATTTTGCTTTCTAAGCCATTATTATTTTTACCCTGTACTATTATAGCCATTAAATATAATCTCTTGATTTTGGTATACTCTTGGAGTTATTAGGTTATTAACCTTAGTTTATGTATGGCTATTAGTATAACCCTATGATTTATAAGGATATATAACCTAGTGGTTTAGTCAAGTATTATTTAAGCTAATAATAATATAATTACTATAACTACTATCATTCCCTTTTTTATCTCCTACTTATCAATTAATAACCATCACTGGCCATGACTGGAGCCATCACTGGTCATGACTGGCCATGACTGGTCATCACTGGCCATGGCTGGTCATGACTGGCACCTGTTAGCACCTGTTAAATTATAGTTAGGCGTGGCCACGCTGGTTAGCAATTGTCAAATTCTGGCTATTTATGGCCAAGGGGGGCCCCTTAATGGTCAACCACCTGCTACGCAGAGAGTGTCATTAGCACATGAAACGAAGTTTGGACCATAATAGAACTTTA